AAATGAGCCAGACTGGAATAAGAGGTTTTTACCTACTAACAGAAACAATAAAAGACCAACTACTTGGCGATGTAAATGTAAACACAGTTACAACTGGCGATATATACGACATTGATTTAGCAAAGCAGTCTATATTCCCATTAAGCCACATTATAATAAACAACGTTACAACACAAGAGCAAACGCTTACGTTTAACATTAGTGTATTAGCAATGGACATAGTAGACGAAAGCAAAGAACCTACCACAGACGTATTTAGAGGAAACAACAACGAACAAGATATATTAAACACACAATTAGCAGTATTAAACAAGTTAGTAATGGTATTAAGAAAAGGCACACTATATAGTGACCAATACCAATTAGATGGCGATGCAACCCTTGAGCCTTTTTACGAAAGGTTTGACAATCGTTTAGCTGGGTGGAGTGCTACGTTTAATGTGTTTGTTAAGAACGATATTACAATATGTTAGCAGATAAGTATTTAAGGGATGAACTTAATAAGTTTGCTAAATACGTTATACAGCAAAGTAGAAGCAACTTAACTAAAGGCAAAAAGAACGCTTCTAAAGAACTTTATAACAGTCTTGGGTATGACATAACACAAAAAGGGGATACTACGTCTATGGGCTTTAAAATGGCTGATTATGGCACGTTTCAAGACAGAGGGGTAAGCGGTAAAGAAAAGAAATACAATACACCTTATTCCTATACAACTAAAATGCCACCAAGAAAAGCATTTGACAAATGGATAGTTAGAAAGGGTATAGCACCAAGAGGCAAAGGCGGTAAGTTTTTAAGCAGACAAAGTTTACAATACTTAATAGCAAGAGCAATATATAAAAAAGGAATAAAGCCAAGTTTGTTTTTTACAAAACCATTTGAAGCAGCGTTTAAGCGTTTACCAGATGATTTAGTACAAGCATACTCAATAGGATTAGAGAAACAAATACAAGTAAACATAAACAAGAAATGAGCAAGATAAACGCAAGAAGCCCATATTACATAAACATATCAGCAACTAACTTAACGCAAGTAGACTTGCAACTTTACATATATACTGGTACTAAAAATGATGCAACGGATAGAAGTGCTGGTGTACTTTTTGATTTAACATCATTTGCAGTTGGTGTGCCTTCTGGGTTTTCATCTGGTACTATTCCAAGAGTAACGTTTGAGATTAGCGAATTAGTTAGAGATTATTTACTACAAACTTTTAATGGCGATTATGCTACTGACATTGTTTGGGTAGATTATAGGTTTAACAACTATATTAGTGGCTCTCCACAAGGATACACAAGCTACACTAATTTAACTGGGTTTGATGGCTATGGCTTTTATGAAGATGGTGCGCAAAATCAAACAACATCAATAAACAATCAAGGTCTATTGCAGTCAAACACAAAGGTTGTAAAGTTAGACGATGCGCCAGCAGTAATACCAGTAGACACATCAATAACAACACAAGTCACATACGAACTTAACGGAGAATTAGTATACACTAAAGCAATATCAAGTAGCAACGAAAACGATGAGCAAGTAGAATACGTTACAAACACTATAAATGGCTCTGATGAGTTTGAGGATAGAGTTATACAAGATGGCGGTACGTTTGAGGGGAGTAGTTGTTTAGAGCAGTTTGCTAATGACTTCACTTTATTTGACTTTGACACGATTTATGTAGACACTACTGATGGAGTAATAAAGCTAACAGTAGACAATATAGAGGAGTGTAAGTATGACCCATATAAAGTAACGTTTTTAAATAAGTTTGGCGCATTACAAGATTTATGGTTTTTCAAAAGAACTAACGAGGTACTAACTACTAAAACAGAAAAATTTAAACGCAATATAGTTGTAGGTGGCTCATACGATACAAGTAGACATCAACAAAAGATACTTACTAAAAACGGAAGCGAGAAGCTAACTCTAAATACTGGTTTTTATCCAGAGGAATACAACGAGGTATTTAAGCAGATGCAGTTAAGCGAAGATTGTTGGATTGAGATAAACTCACAGACACTACCAATAAACGTAAGCAGTAGCAGTCTAAACTATAAAACACACTTAAACGACAAACTAATAAATTACACAATAGAGATAGACTTTGCTTTTGACACTATTAACAATATACGATAGATGCAGATAATAGAACTATACATAAAAGGGTATAATAGATTAGAGGGCGGTATTACTGGGTTTGCATCTAATAAACTTGTAGACAATACTGGTGTGTTTAATACGAGCGTAAGCGTAGGAGATATTGTTACTAACAAAAGAACACATCTAACTGCATCAATTACTGCTATTGATAGCGATACGCAGTTAAGCCTTTCTGCTGATTTATTTACAAGCCCTAATACAGACCAATACATAATTGAAAGCGATTACTTTAGAGCAGATTTATTTGAAGATGAGAGCATAACTATAACAGACACCTTACTAAACCTTAAAGACATAGGCAAGGTATTTACTCCTTTCAGTCAGCAGTTTAATCTACCAGCTTCCAAAACCAATAACAAACTATTTAGACATTACGAGAAACAAAATGTACTTAACAGTTTTGATGCACGATTTAAACACGATGCAGTTATAAAGCTTAACGGAATAGACTACAAAAAAGGAAAGATACAGTTTAAAAGCGTAACATTAAAAGACAACAAGGCACACGCATACAAGGTAGTGTTTTTTGGCGATGCAGTAGTGTTAAAAGAGATTGTAGGCGATACAACTTTACAAGGCTTGATATATGACAACGCTTATAATTTTACATATAACCAAACAAACATAGAGAACTTCTTTACTGCTGATTTAGCTACGCTAACATCTACTTACGGAAGCGATGATATAATAGTGCCTAATATACACCACAGTAAAAATATGCGCTATTCTACTGCTGATGGTTATGAGGATAGCATTACAGATACTGGTCTTGTTTATACTGACTTAAAACCAGCTATAAAATTAAAAGCTATTATAGAAGCAATAGAAAGAACATATCCAGAGTTAAGTTTTACTGGTTTCTTTAAGACTTCAATGTTTTTTAACTTTTATATGTGGATGCACAAAAATGAGGGTTATGTAACTAATGCAGTTGAGGGTGGTGGTGTAAATATTTCTGTAAACAGATTTAGACACCAAGACGATGAAGAACCAACGTATACTTATAATGCTGCTGGTTCGGATATTGCAGATGTAAGGAGTTTATATTTATTAGGTTATTTTGGTGGCGGTGGTGTTTATAGAAAATACAAAGTAACTTTATCAATAACAACATCAACTCCAGAGAATTACACTGTAAGAATTAAAAGAGGCAGTAATGGGGTTTTGATTACATCAAGAGAATATACAAACCAAACTGGAACGGTTGATATTGAAGAAGAATTTTTAAATTTAGGTGGTATTTCAAATTCTGTAAATAATATGCAATTATTGGATTTGATTGTTGAGGTTGAAAGCGAGAACACAATAACAATGACCCAAAATTTAGCTATTGAATATAAAGTTAAACAGCCCTTTATAGCTGGTTTCCAAACACAATGGACTGCTAACTATACACCTACTAACCAAGATGTAGAAAATACTTTTGAGATAAGTAGACAAATGCCAGAGATGAAAGTAATGGACTTCTTAAGCGGATTGTTTAAGTTCTTTAATTTATTGGTTTATAAAGATGGCGATAATATAAATGTAGAGTTAGCAAAAGTATATTATCAAAACGAAGATGCCTACGACATCACAAAGTATGTGGATATGGAAAAGGCAACTGTAGATAGGCTTTTTCAATTCAGAGAAATGGACTTTAAATTTAAAAGTAAAGAAAGTTTCCTTGTTCAGTTTTCAGACGAAATACAAACAGTACCATTTGCAGAAGAACATTATCCACCAGACAACACGCCTTTTGATGGCGGTATTTATAAAGTAGAATTGCCATTTGAAAAGATGATGTATGAAAGGCTAACCGCAACAGATGACGATAGCTTAACTCTTATTGGTCAAGGTGCGTTTTTAAATAAACAGTTTGAGCCTACTATTGGAGAGCCTTTAATATTTTCAAGTTTATATCAAGCCAATACAGATAGTGAACTAACAATTGGTGGTAGTGCGCCAAGTAATTATAGACGCCCAAGTAATGTTACAGCAATAGGGGAATGGGGTTATAATAAAAGATTACAGTTAAACTTTGGATTAGAAGCGGATGAGTTTTTACAAGAAATACCAACGTTAAGCACTAACTTATTTGAGGATGGGTATTTTGATTATGTGCAGACAATGTTTGACCCAGCGTCAAGGTTGTTTAAATACACCGCATACTTACCTTTAAGCATATTACTAAAGCTACAATTAAAAGACAAATTAGTAATAGCAAACAACGCATATAGAATAAACAGTATAAAGACAAATCTACTAACCAATAAAACAGAATTAGAACTATATAACAGACAAGAGTTTGTAAGTCAAATAAACAACAGTCAATTCGCTTATTTAGATAGGGTTGCTCAACTTACATCTACATCAAAAACATCAACATCTATTGACATAACTTGGACTGCGGTTACTGGTGCAGTTGGCTATGATGTTATTTTAAATGGTGGAGTATTTGTAACAACTTTAGGCAATGGTATAAAGATATTACCTTTAGAACCTAATACAACATACAATATAGGAGTAAGAGCAAAATACAACATAGATGGAAACGATGCATACTCATTTGACACAAGTATAGTAGTAACAACAGACCCACCTCCAGTTGCACTTGCAGAGGATGGAGATACATTAATAACAGAGGTAGGAGATACAATAATATTAGAATAATGATAAAACTAATTTTAGACAGCTTAAAATACGCAAACGGAGAAACAGAAAACATCCGTATAGCACAAGGTAAACACAAACTACCTACAACACTAAAAGAGGGTTACAAAGCACTTAAACAAGAAATAAAATGGCAGTAGAGAAAACAATTAACTTAAATGTAAATACAAAAGGCGCTCAAAAAAATGTCAATGATTTAGAAAAGGCGGTTGAGGGTGTAAACAATGAGGTTAAAGAAACTGGAGCTTCTACTGAAGCTATGGGTGGAACTTTAGACAAAGTTACTGGTGGTGCAGTATCTAAATTTAAAGATTTTAAAGGAACATTAAAGGGCGTAACTACTGGATTTAAAACTATGCGTACCGCCATCATATCAACTGGCTTGGGTGCATTGGTTGTTGTTATTGGTTCTTTAATTGCAGCTTTTAAAGGTAGTGAAGAAGGGCAAAATAAGTTTGCAAAGATAATGACAGTTATTGGTGCATTAACTGGTAATCTTGTAGATTTATTAGCTGATTTCGGCGAGGGTATAATAGATGCTTTTACAAGCCCAATTGAAACTATAAAAGGTTTTGCAGACACTATTAAAACTTTTATAACTGACAAAATAAAGGGCGCAATAGAAGGGTTTGGATTACTTGGTAGTGCAATTAAAAAAACTTTTACTGGAGATTTTAGTGCTGCTTTAGATGATGCCAAGAATGGTATTATAAAACTTAACGAAAGTCTAAACCCTGCAGTTATGTTGACGAAGTCTTTAACTAAAGCTACAATAGAATTTGTTAAAGAACAAGGGAAAGAACTTAAACAAGCTGCTGCTGTTGCTGATATGAGAGCAAAAGCTGACAAGATAGAAAGAAAACTAATAGTAGACCGTTCTAAATTAGAAAGCCAAATTGCAAACTTAAGGCTTAAATCAAGGCAAGAAGAACAATTTAGTGCTGCTGAACGTAAACAAGCCTTGCTTGATGCTCAAAAATTAGAAGAAGAACTACTTGACCAAGAAACACAATTTTTAGAATTAAGACGAGATGCGCAGATTTTAGAGAATACTTTTAGTAGAAGTAATAAAGAAAATTTAACAAAAGAAGCCGAAGCAATAGCAGCAGTAAACAGACAACAAGCTGCTCGTGCGAATGCAGCACGACAAGTGCAAAGAGAGGTAAATACTATCTCCAAGCAAATACAAGCAGAGAATAAAGCAGCAGCAGCAGAACAGAAGGCAATAGAAGATAAGAAAATAGCAGAAGAAAAAACACGATTAGATGCTATTCAAAAAATAAGAGATGACTTTACTGATAAGCAAAGACAAAAGGAAGCAGAAACAGAACTACAAAAACTTGCATTAGAAGAAGAAAAAAAGATAGCAGAGTTAGATAGGTTAAAAGCAAGCCAAGAACAGAAACTTGAAGTGCTTGCATATTATGCTGGCTTAAGAACTGATTTAGAAGAAAAAGAAAATAATAAAAAAGCAGACATTGAAAAGTTAAGAAAACAACAAATTCTTGAAGATGCTAAAAATACGTTTAATCAAATTGGACAATTAGCTGGTAAAGACAGTAAGATTGGAAAAGCGATGGCTATTGCAAGTGCAACAATAAGTGGAGCAGAAGGTGTACAAAACGCATATACAACCGCACAAAAATCTCCTATTACAACCTATTTCCCAGCATATCCAGTTGTACAAGCGGCTTTAGCTGGTGCAGTAGCAGCAAAAAATATAGCTGCAATAAAAAGTGTAGATAGTAGTGGAAAAGGTGGGGGTAGTGCGCCAACTACAACAAGTGGTGCAGCCTCACAACCGCCATCATTTAACATAGTAGGTGCAACAGAAACAAGCCAATTAGCACAAGCAGTAGGAGGACAAACACAACAGCCAGTTCAAGCGTATGTAGTAGCTAATGATATTACAACAGCACAGAGTTTGGAAAACAACATTGTAGAGGGTGCAACGATTGGAAGCTAAATACAAAAAATAATTAAAAACATTATATAATAGTATGCGGATAGTAGAACTAATTTTAGACGAAGAACAAGAAATAGGTATAGAAGCTATTAGCGTAGTGGAAAACCCAGCAATAGAAGAAGATTTTATTGCACTTAAATCGCAAGAGTTTAAACTTGCGGAGGTAGACAAGGAAAAGCGCATTTTAATGGGTGCGTTACTTATTCCAAATAAGCCCATATACAGACGAAACGGAGAAGATGAGTATTATATATATTTCTCAAAAGATACTGTCTTAAAAGCCTCGCAAATGTACTTAATGCAAGGCAAACAAAACAACAGTACATTAGAACACCAATACCAAATAAACGGACTATCATTAGTTGAGAGTTGGATAGTAGAGGACAAGGTACACGACAAGAGTGTAAAGTATGGAATGGATTTACCATTAGGAACTTGGGTAGGTGCGGTTAAAGTAAACAACGATGAGATTTGGAACGAGTTTGTAAAAACTGGAAAGGTAAAGGGGTTTAGTATAGAGGGGTACTTTGCTGATAAAATGGAAAGACCTAAAGACCAAACTCTTGGCGACTTTATGACTGATGAGCAAAAGCAAAAAGAGTTAGCAGCTATTGAAGAAGCAGAAGCAGAGTATTTATTGAGTGAGATACGAGCCATTATTAAAAGCGACAAGCGTGTAAAGGGTGGTAAAAAGATGGTATTAGAAAGCTACTCTGATTATCCAAGTGGTGTGAGCAACAACGCAAAAAGAGGGTTAGAACTTAACGAAAAGGTAAACAACAAATGTGCAACCCAAGTAGGAAAAGTTAGAGCGCAACAATTAGCACAAGGCAAACCAATATCTAAAGAAACTATTAAGCGTATGTATTCTTATTTGTCAAGAGCAGAAGAATATTACGACGAGAGCGATACAAAGGCTTGCGGTACGATTTCATATTTATTATGGGGTGGTAAGGCTGGTCTACGTTGGGCTAATAAAAAATTAAAAGAGTTAGATGCGTAGGTTTAAGAAATTCTTTACACCAAGTAGAACAAGTCCAAAGGGTGGGCGCAGAGCGTGTTTATGCAAGGATAATACCTACTCTATAAAGTGCTGTGATGGTAGTTTAAGAGCGCAAGGGATTGGTAGTACAGTCGGACAAGAAACAACACCGCCAGAAGGTAGCTACGGATATAAAATACAACGCTGTGGGCATAGCCAACAAAAACACGTTTGGAACGGAGAAGAACTAACAATAGGAAATGTATATTATTTTGATTTAGTACACGATGGACACGATGGGTGCTATACTGTATTAAGTAGAGATGATGAAACAAGTGGCTTTGAATGGCAAAGCGTTACTGCTTATGATAATTGTACAACTTGTGAAAATGCTAACTAAAAATGCAAAATTAATTTTTAACACTTATATATTAATATGAACACGAACGATATGATTAGTAAAATCAAAGATGTTTTAAACTTATCCGAAGAAGTTAAGTTGGAACAACAAGCGTTAGAGAACGGTACTGTTTTAGAAGCAGAAGCGTTTGAAGCTGGTAACGAAGTATTTATTGTTACCGAAGATGAGAAAGTAGCTGTACCAGTTGGCGAATACCAATTAGAGGACGGACGTATTTTAGTAGTAGCCGAAGAAGGTTTGATTGCAGAAATCAAAACCGAAGAAGCCGAAGAAGAAACAACTGAAGAAGTTGAAGAAGTTGAGGCTAAAGAAGAAGAAAAAGAAGAAATGGGCTATGCTACTAAAGAAGAACTTGCAGAGGTTAAATCTATGATTGAGGAAATCAAAGCAATGTTAGAGCCTAAAGAGGATTTAAGCGCAGATGAGTTAGGAAACCTTGTAACAGAGGAACTATGCAAGCACGAAAAAGTAGAGTTAAGCGAAGTACCAGAAGAAGTACAAGCAGAACTTAACGAGCCAGCAGCCGAGCCAATCCAAGCTAACCCAGAGGCAAAACAAAACCTATCTAAATTCAATATCTCACAAAACAGAAGAATGAGTACATTGGATAGAGTAATGGCAAAATTTAATAATTAATAAACAACTAAAAACTAAATAAAATGAGTGTATCAATTACATCAACTTACGCGGGCGAATTTAGTGGCAAGTATATCGCTGCTGCTTTATTATCTGCTGACACATTAGACAAAGGCAATATCACAATTATGCCTAACGTTAAGTTTAAGTCTGTAATCAAAAAGGCTTCAACTGACAGTATCGTAAAAGACGCTACTTGCGACTTTCAAACTGGACAAGGGACATTAACTCTTACAGAGAAAATCCTTCAGCCAGAAGAATTTCAAGTAAACCTTGACATCTGTAAAAAAGACCTACATTCGGATTGGGAAGCTGCACAAATGGGATATTCTGCATTTGACAACCTACCAGCTAACTTTTCTGATTTTGTATTGGCTCACGTTGCTGCTAAAGTAGCTGACCGCACAGAAAGAAACATTTGGAGTGGAAATACTTCAACTTCTGGACAATTTAACGGATTTGCTACATTGTTAGCTGCTGATGGAGATTTGCCATCTGGACAAGATATTACTGGTACTGCTGTAACTGCTGCAAACGTAGTTGCTGAATTAGGAGATGTTGTAGATGCTATCCCTACTGCTGTTTACGGAAGTGAAGATTTAGCTATCTATGCTGCATCAAACGTAGTGCGTGCTTATACTCGTGCTTTAGGCGGTTTTGGTGCTGCTGGAGTTGGCGCTAACGGATTTGAGAACAAAGGAAACAACCAAGTATTAGGTAACCTTTTCTTTGATGGTATCCCAGTAATTCCTTGTAGAGGTGCTGCTGACGATATGATTATCGCTGCTGAAAAGTCTAACCTTTTCTTCGGTACTGGTATCTTAAGCGACCTTAACGAAGTAAGAGTTATTGATATGGCTGAAACAGACGGAAGCCAGAATGTTCGTGTAGTGATGAGATTTACTGCTGGCGTACAATACGCTCAAGTATCTGACATCGTTTACAGAACTGTATAATAATTAATTAATCAACGTAGAAAGGGGTGGGGCAATTTACCCTACCCTTTTTTATTTAAAAAAACTATAAAAATATGGCTTGTTCATTAACAACTGGTAGAAAAGTACCTTGCAAAAGCGCAGTAGGTGGTATTAAAACTATTTACTTTGCTGACTTTGGTACTTTAGGTGCTGCCACAATAGCTGCTGGAGAGATTACAGCATTTGCTGGAGACCCAGATTGGTTTCAGTTTGATGTTAAGGGTAATTCTTCTTTAGAAACCAGTATAAATTCGAGTAGAGAGAATGGTACGACATTCTATGAAAGTACACTTAACCTTACACTTACATTCCAAGACAAAGCAACACAAGAGGAACTTAAACTAATTGCACACGCAAGACCACACATTGCTATCGAGGACTACAACGGAAATTATTTCGTTATGGGATTAGAACACGGTGCTGATGTAAATGGTGGTACTATTGTAACTGGTGCTGCAATGGGAGATTTAACTGGGTACACAATCACAGCGGTAGCGCAAGAAACTGCACCGCCTTACTTTGTGACTGGGTCAGTAATTACTGCTGATGCTTCTGCTTCACAAATCGACCCAACTGCATAATCACAATTAGGGTTTTAAATTTAGGGTTATCTTAACGGATAGCCCTTTTTTTATGCCTTACAATACAAAATAAATTAGTTTTGTTTATATATTAATATGAAGCTAATAGGCACAAACGGAAATAAGACCTTTAAGATAATACCAAGACAATATATTAATGGTGGTATAACAGTAAATCTTACAAGCGAAAGTACTGGTACAAACGTAAACTTAACTCCTACTGCATCAACTGATGGTAATTATATGAGTTTTGATGCGGTTTTTGGAACGCTAACAGAAGGCGATTTTTATATATTAGAAGTTAAAAACGGAACTGCGGTAATATACAAAGACAAAGTATTTTGCACAGACCAAACAATAAACCAAACTACTAACGACTACTACTCTATTAACAAAGATGAGTATGTACAAGAAGATAGTTTTGATAACGATTATATTATATTATGAACGATTTAAGAGTAGTTAATTTAAGCAACTATACAAGCCCAGAGATTATAGAGAAGTCTAATAAGGATTGGGTAAGTTATGGTGCAGATAACGATTATTTTAGTCATTTAATTAGAAACTATGAAAATAGCCCTACTAATAATGCTATTATAAACGGTATTAGCGAAATGATATATGGCAAAGGTTTAGATGCTTTAAACAGCAATAAGAAGCCAGAGCAGTACGCTAAAATGATGTCTTTATTTCACAAGGATTGTGTGCGTAAGTTATGCTATGACCTTAAATTAATGGGTCAATGTTCAATGCAAGTTATATACTCTAAAGACCGCAAGACTGTGGCACAAGTAGAGCATATTCCAGTTGAGAACTTAAGAGCAGAGAAATGCAACGACAAAGGCGAAATAGAGGCTTACTACTATTCTGATGATTGGAGTAAAGTAAAAAAAGCAGACGATTGCACACGCATACCAGCTTTTGGTTATTCAACAGAAAACATAGAGATAGTATACGTTAAACCTTACAGAGCTGGATATAAATATTATTCTTCTCCAGATTATGCTGGGTGTTTACAATGGTGTGAAACTGAAAGTGAGGTATCAAATTTTCACCTCAACAATGTTCAAGGAAGTTTCAGCCCTAATACTCTTATCCAGTTTAATAACGGAACTCCAAATGCCGAAGAAAGACAAATGTTGGAAAACAGAATAGCTGCTAAATTTACTGGTAGTGGTGGAAATAAGTTTATACTTGCTTTTAATGATAATAGCGATAGTGCAGCAACAGTTGAAACGCTACCAATTAGCGATGCTCACAATACTTATGAATATGTAAGTAATGAGGCAACTAAAAAAATAATGGTAGGTCATAGAGTTGTAAGCCCTATGTTATTAGGTATTAAAGACCAAAGCGGACTTGGTAACAACGCAGACGAGTTAAAGACTGCATCTATACTAATGGATAACACAGTTATTAGACCGTTTCAGACACTTTTAATAAATGCCTTTGATAGTATATTAGCTTACAATAATATTAGCTTAAAACTATACTTTAAGACCTTACAGCCTTTAGAATTTACAGACCTTGAAAACGTAGAGGATGAAGAAACTAAAGAAGAAGAAACTGGGGTAAAGTTAAGCGCAGAATTACCAGACGAATTAGGTAGCGATATAGCGGATGCACTTATAGATTTAGGGCAAGACGAAGAAGAACTATTAGAGGAGTTTGAAGTAATAGACGAAAGAGAAGTAAACTATGATGAAGAACAAGGGTTAGATGAGGTAATTACAGACCTTAACAAACCTAAAGACAAAAGTTTACTATCAAAGATTTGGGAGTTTGTAAGTACTGGTAGCGCAAAGCCTTATAAAGAGAGTGAGCAAGATGGCACAAGTAAACAAACAAAAGAAGAAGGCAATGAGTTTTTAGTAAGATATATGTATGCACCAGAAAGAACAAAAGCAACATCAAGACAGTTTTGTTCTAAAATGGTAAGTGCTAAAAAGGTTTACAGAAAAGAGGATATAGTAGCTATGGAAAACAAAGCGGTTAATGCTGGGTTTGGAAAAGGCGGTAGCGATACTTACTCTATATGGCTTTACAAAGGTGGTGCGAGATGTAGCCATAAATGGTTCAGAAAGACTTATGTACGCAAAGATGGTGCTAAAGGGTTAGGCGATGCTATAAGCACAACAGAGGCAAGGAAAAGAGGTTTTAAGCCAGAGGCTAATGCACAAGAAGTACCAGTTGCACCAAAGGATATGAAGTATAAGGGCTATACAGCAGAGTATTGGAACAAAATGAAATTTAGAAACTAATGGCAACAGCATTATTTATAAGCACAACAGACCTTAAGAAAAACTCCATCATTGATGGTAACGTAGACATTGACAAGATGCTACAGTTTGTTAAGGTAGCGCAACAAATAGACATACAGAATTTATTAGGTACAGACTTATACAACAAGATTAGTGCTGACATTATAGCAGACAGTTTAAGTGGCGATTATTTGACATTGGTAAACACATACGTTCAGCCAACATTAATTTGGTTTGCGCAGATGAATTACATACCATTTGCAGCATACACAATTACAAACAAATCTGTACTTAAACACAGTAGCGAAACAGCACAGAACGTAGACAAGAACGAGGTAGATTATTTAGTTGGAAAAGCAAGGGAATACGCAAACTACTACTCAACACGATTAGTAGACTATTTATGTTTTAACAATAACTTATTCCCAGAGTATTTAAGCAACACTAACGAGGATATAAGCCCAGATACAGATACAACGTTTAACGGATGGGTTTTATGAAGTATAAAGTAAAAGAAATAAACCTTAATAAGCTAAAAGAGTATATAGAGAGCAAAAGCGAAAAAGAAGCAAAAAGGTTTTACAAAGAATTTAAAGAGAAGAAATGACAAATCCTAAATTAGCATTAATACCAAGCGGATATAAAGCTTCTACTGTATATTCTATTTTGCCGAATAATGCAGATGGCGATTTTACATACGAGCGTAATGGTAGCGCAACAAGAGTGCGTAAGGATGGTCTTATTGAGGAGCTGACTGTTAATGATACACCAAGATTAGATTGGTTGAATAGCGATTGTCCTTCGCTCTTACTTGAGAGCCAACGCACAAACATACAAGCGTATAGCGAAAACTTTAGCGGTGCTGCTTGGACACCAGCTTTTTCAACTATAACTGCAAACAGTAGTATATCGCCAAACGGAGAACTGACTGCATATAAATTAGAAACTACATCGTCTGTTGGTTTATTAGGTGGTATTGTTACAATAACAGCAAATACATTATATACTTATTCTCTTTTTGTGAAAGCAGATACAACAAGTATTTGTAAAGTTCAAATGTATGATGCTAATACTGGTGGGCAAATTAATCCTTTTGGATGGATTGAGTTTGATATGTCTACTGAAACAATCGAAAGTAGTTTAGGTACTGCAAGTTTTGACAAATTTGATGGAGGTTGGTATAGGTTAAAAGTAAGTGGTACTTCGCCAAATACGTTAGGTGGTGGCGCAACTGGTGTTCAAATATCTTTAACAGAAGTTGGTAGTATATTTATATGGGGTGCGCAGATGGAAGCTGGTGAATATGCTACAAGCTATATTAAAAACGTAGATGATGCTAATGGTGTAACAAGATTAAAAGACGAATGTTTTAACGGCGGCGATGCTGATTTATTTGACATTACAGAGGGTACTTTTTTTGTTGATGCAGTAAATTTTGGTACACCTTTAAATGATTATAGTATGATTACAATATCTGATGCAACTGGTAGTAATTATATTAGATTTATTTACGAAAGTAGTAGAATAAGAGTATCTGTTTTAGGTTTAGGAGATTATTTTATTACTGGTGTAAATGATAATGAAAGAAATAAGGTAGCTACAACTTTTAAAGAAAATGAAATGAAAGTTTTTTTTAATGGAAGTTTAGTACATACTGATACTTTAGGGGTATTACCAACTGGATTAAGTAAATTAAATTTTTCAATGACAAACAATTTATCACGTTGGTTTGAGGGGGAAGTATATGACACAAGAGTTTATGACAGAGTATTAACAGAAGCGGAAGCAATAACACTAACAACAATATAATGAGCTGGGGAAAAATATACGAAACAACTTGGTGGGGTAATCCAACAGTAAGCGGATGGGGAAGCATTTACTATCCTTATACAGACCCAACACCTACACCTTTCTTTGAAGTATTAGCAGAGAATGGCGACTTTTTACAAACAGAACAAAACGAATATATAATAATAGAATAAATTTAAAAAAATGGCAAATAAAAAATTTAGTGAATTTACAGTAAAAACTGACCCAGCAAATGTTGATTTCTTGGTCGGTTATGATGGTACGGATAATGTCCGTATTGACCCATCTAATTTAGGTGGCGGCGGTGGTGCTTCAGACTTAAACGGATTGAGTGATGTAAGTATAGATTTAACAAACGACAACGCTTTCTTTATTAACATACCAAGTGGAACATCTGGAGCAGTTGGTAATATAGGTTTAGGTGAAGAAGCTTTAAACAGTCTAACAAGCGGAGATTATAATACTGCAATAGGTAAACAAGCGTTGAACAATAGTACAACTTCAGAACGTTCTACTGCTATTGGTTACAATGCTGGTGCTTCTGCTGGAACTAATTTACAACTGAATGCAGTTCTTATTGGAGATAATGCTGGTTTTGGTAGAAGCGGTTACAGAACTGTTGCTGTTGGCTCTGGTGCTATGAGTTTTGGACTTGGTAAAAGCGCAGTAAACAGAAACACCGCAATAGGGTATCACGCTCTTTATAGAATAGACACTAACGGAGCTGATAATATAGCAATAGGACACGAAGCAAGTCAATTTTTAACAACTGCTACCACAAACATAGCGATAGGGGATAATGCTGCAAGAAGTTCTACTGCAAATGGTCATATTTCAATAGGTTACCAAGCTGGCTACTCACAAACTTCTGCGCCTAATAACACAAACATAGGTTATAAAGCTGGGTATTCTAACACAACGGAAGATAGTCGTACTATTGTAGGTTATGAGTGTGGGGAGTTTAGTACTGGAAGTGATAATACTTTTATGGGTCGTAGAGCTGGTAGAGGTTCAAGCGGCTTAACAAATTCTGGCTCAAGAAATACCGCTATAGGGCAGTCGGCTGGACTTGGTATTAGAACTGGTGCAGAGAATACATTTTTAGGTTTTCAAGCTGGACAAAATAATGCAACTGCAAGTTATAACACTTTTGTGGGAGCAAGAGCTTCATCGAATTCAACTATAACTGGCGGTAATAATACTGGTGTAGGTTATTCAGCATTAGCTTTTTTGTCAAGTGGAGCTAACAACACTGTATTAGGTTATCAAGCTGGAAATTCAATCACTTCTGGAAGCAATTTAACTATAATTGGATATGATGCTGATGCAAGTTCTGCAACTGCAACAAATGAAATAACTTTAGGAAATTCAAGTGTTAGTACTTTGCGTTGTGCGGTTACTTCTATAACATCATTATCAGACGAAAGAGATAAATCAGAAATAAAGGATTTAGAATATGGACTTGCTTTTATTGATGCTTTGCAACCAAGAGAATTTGTTTGGGATAATAGACCAGAAACAACAGTAGAGGTTGATGAAGATGGCAACGAAACAGAGGTAGAATTTTATTCAGCTAACAAAGGAAAAAAAGATTTTGGTTTTATAGCGCAAGAAGTTAGAGAGTTAGACAACGATACTTTAAGATTGGTTTATTCTGAAAACGAAGAACGTTTAGAATTGAGTTACGGAAAACTTGTGCCGATATTAGTTAAAGCAATACAAGAGTTAAAAGAAGAAGTTGAATTATTAAAATCATAAATAATGTTTAGAAACGTAGTAACATCTGAAAACACAGAGGAAAGCCACAAAGCGGTAATTACTTCACAGATACCAGACCAATTAAGTCAAATAAGTGCTGATAAAAATGTAGAAGCAATTAAAGACCATTTTAAGTTTGTATTAGCAAATGACTTTTATAAAGATGAGTTAAGCGCAGAGCAGATTACTGAAATGGAGTCTTACTTGCCAAGTGACTATCAAGACGAGTACGAAGATTTACCAGAATAATTTGTATATTTACGTAATAACTTAAAAATATAACTATGGAAATTACTGAAGAACAAATCGCAAAAGTAAACGCAATTATTAACACGCTACCCATTGCAGTATTAGCACAAGCACAAGAGATTGTAAAGGTGCTGAATGAGTCAATACCAAAAGAGGATGATTAAGATTGGTAAATATGCCTTTAAAGATGAGTCTACTTCTGACGCTAAAATAACTGCGTTAGGGGTAGATGATGAGGGCAATGCTACTCACGGACACGCTATTGTAAAACTTGGTTATATAGTTTTAGAGCAAGGCGAATACGATGCAGAGGGTAATGAAATAAAAGCACCAGTATTAAGTGACAAGTATCATTTAGACGTAGCGTGGAAAGACCTTGAAAGCCATCCGTATGGGTGGAAGTCAAGCGCAGTTGCGGTTACTGATGGTAATGGTGTACATAGTTTTTATGGCATTAACTATCAAGAAAATAAAATGTAATGGTAAAAGGATTAAGATACATAGCAGATAAAATAGAAGCGTTACAGTTTTGGTTAATCGCTAAATGGAATAACTTTTTAAAGAGTTTGATGCTATGACAGTAGGAGATATAAGGCTAGCCTTTTTTAATGCTATATCTTTAGGGGTTAGCTTTACGCACGTTGAGAACAGTTTAAAAATTATTCTTTTATTAGCTTCTATTGTGTATACGTTTCAGAAGATATACGAAACGCAGAAGAAAAAAAATGACAAAGAACTTTAAAATACAAGAGTTTGAATGTAAGGGTGGATGTGATATGCCTTTAGAGGTATATGAGAACATTATTAAACTTGCTTCACAACTACAGTTTTTAAGGGACTATACTGGTAGACCTATAACTATCAATAGCGCATACAGATGCCCAGACCACAACGCAAAGGTAGGTGGCTCTAAAACTTCACAACACTTATTAGGCAAAGCTGCGGACATAACTATACAGAGCCTAAAACCAGCAGAGGTATACAGAATTATAGAGGACTTAATAGATATGGGACATATGCTACAAGGCGGTTTAGGATTGTATGAAAAAAAAGGCTTCGTACATTACGACATAAGAAAGACTAAAGCAAGGTGGAATGGGTGACTATAAAAAAAAGAACGGAACTACAAGAGTAGGCGATGCACTTCGTTGGTTAGTGAAACAAGGTAAAGAGGTAGCACCAGAGCTATTATCGGTTGTTGGTAGTGTTACTGGTATAGAACAATTAAAAGACCTTGCAGATAAAATAGGTAAAGACGATAAACTATCGCAACCAGATAAAGAACTTCTACTTGAAGAACTGCGTTACGATATGATTGAAATGGAAGAAACCACAAAGCGATGGGTTAGCGACAACCAAACAGACAGCTACCTTACACGCAATATAAGACCATTAACGCTTGCTTTTTTAACCGCTACACTATTTATATATATAATATTAGATAGTTCATTAGAAGGCTTTAAAATAGACCCTAACTGGATAGACTTACTTTCTTCACTTTTATTATTAGTCTATGGTGGGTATTTTGGTATGCGTAGTGCAGAGAAGATTACAAAGCATTGGAAAAAATAATTTTTTTTTCTAAAAATAAATATATAACTTTGTACCATTTATTATAAAAAACTGTTTTCTAAATATATAGATATAAATATATTTCTAAATAAATAGATAAAAAAACATTAATAATAAATATAAGATATCTGTAGTGTATTCAAATGTGAAAACAAATGGCAAAAAAAAAGACATTAAAGTATTGGAAGAATAAGATTGATAAACCTTTTCACGAGTTTATAAGACGTAGAGATGCGGATAACAATACTGGTTATTGTAATTGTGTAAGCTGTGGTAAAAAGGTACACTTTACAGAAACAGATGCTGGACACTTCATTGGTAGGCAACACTTAATCACAAGGTACGATGAACGTAACGTACACGCACAATGCAGAAAGTGTAATAGATTTGAATATGGTAGACAGTATGAGTATAGTATAGCTTTGGGGCAAGAACTATCACAAGAACTACTACAAAAGTCAAGAGGGGTACTAAAACTTACAGACCCAGAATGGCAAGAAATATTTAACCAATACAAGACTAAACTACAAGAACTAAAAGACAAACAAAATTTTTAGTTAATAACTTCGCAATAAACCTTACTTATATAACGCTAATAATGTGTATCTTTGAATAGACTAACCAATGTCTTGTTATTGTTTTCAACTGTTTAGCAGTCAATTAAGCCACCTATAATAAGGTGGTTTTTTTGTTATTTATAAAAAAAGTAGTTTATAATTTGTTTATATTAAATATATTTTGTTAAATTTGTGTATCATTAATTTTAAACAATAACAAATGACACTATTAGAAAGATTACACCCATTGTACAAAGACAAATTAAGCGTAGCTAATTTAGAGTACCCAGATTTAGTTGCACAGCTTTATGAAGAACTTGAAGAAAAAGTTTTTGTAAGCGATTTAAAGTATGGCAGCGTTATGGACTTGCGTATTTTCTGTGGCTATTTAAACAACCCTTTTGATTATTTTACTGAATAATTTATAAATAATGACACATTACGAGGACGTGAAAAGAGCAGCAACCCCAACGACAATAGACTATCTAAATGCAAGGATAGAGGCTTTAGAAGGTAGAGTACAATACCTTGAAGCGATAATAGAAGTAGAAATTTTAAACAATAACAATGAATAAAGCAGCATTAATAAACAAAATTACTTTATTAGATACTTCTATTTACTGGAGCCTTGTCTATTCAAATAGCGGTTTTTATTTACACGAGCCTTTAATGTATCGTAAAAAACTTTATGAAGTTTATGAGAAATTAGACATAGAAACTTTAAATAAATTATTAGAATTAAAACCTAAAAAACAATGAACAAAGAAAAACTAACAGAGTTATACAAAGCTTACAAACTCACAAAAGACGATGTGTTTTCGCATCAACATTATTTAATCATCACAAGAAGCGGTATTGAGAAATTAATGGCACAGTCAAACATTACAATTAATTATGAAGTGATTAGATGTGAGCCTAATTTTGCAGTAATAAAAGCGTATGGTACTAAAGAAGATAAAAAAATTGAAACCTTTGGTAGTGCTTTAAAAGGTGCAAGTTATAAAGAAGGTTCGACTAATTCTTGGTATGTAATGGAACTCGCAGAAAAGCGAAGCCAATCAAGATGCGTACTTAAAATGCTTAATCTATATGAATATGGTATATTTGGCGAAGATGAAAGTGAAAGTTTTAAAAAACAAAAAACAGAATATAAAACCCTATAAATAAATAAATATGAGTGCATTAATTAATTTTAGTTTAAACGTAGCAAAGCTACCAAAAGAGAAGTTTATCGCTGGTAAAGATGGAGCGGTATATGTAAACCTTACAATGTCAGTAAATGACGAAACACGATACGGAAATAACGTTGGTGTTTATGTTAGCCAGACACAAGAGGAAAGAGAAGCAAAAAAACCAAAAACCTATTTATCAAATGGTCGAGTTGTATGGAATAACGGTACTATTGTGAACGCTGAAAAGGAAGTACAAGAAGCTGTACAAGAACACCCAAAAGAAGAAGCTGACCTACCATTTTAATTTTTTTTATAATCAAGGGGGGTTTTTACCCCCTTTTTTTATACCTTTAAACAAAACAATAACACAATGAATAGTAGTTTAAAATATTTTGGGATAGATTTTATTGAATATAATTTAAAAAATAATAAACCTTATTTTTGTTTTAGTAGAAGTAACATCAAAACAGTTTATGTTTTATTAAATAATAATAAAGCAATATATATAGGTCAAACAATTTATATTAGGGACAGATTAATGTCACATAGACTAAATAAAGATTTTGACAAAGTTTATATTTCAAAAATTAATAATTTTAAAAAATATGAAAATATAGATAAACTTTATAAACATCATAAAATTATAGATATATTAGAAAGAAACTTAATAAGAAATTTAAATCCTAAATATAATGTACAACATAAGAAAACAATAACTAACTAAAGAAATGACAGAAGAACAAACTACACAACAAATGTTGATGGAACTAATAAAAGAGGAGTGTACAATAGACACTTCTATGGATATTGAGTACCCACCAACCGCTTTGAGTTTAGGAGAAAAGACAATACAAACAAAGGGTGGGGAATTAACATACCCTATTGGTTTAGCCACATACGGAAACATAAGCTATATCACAGCACCGCCTAAAAGCAAAAAATCATTTTTTGTATCACTACTTGCATCAGTATATTTAAGTGGTGGTAATAACTTTGGTGGTAAATTAAAAGGACATAGAGAGGGCAAATGTTTAATGCACTATGATACAGAGCAAGGACATTTTCACGCTGCACGATGCTTTAAACGTTCGGAACAAATGGCTAATATAAAAGATGTAGGATGCTATCAAACCTATGCCTTAAGAACATTAAGCTATACACAAAGATTAGAGTTTATAGAATGGTCATTAGAACAAAATAAAGAAAACGGAAAAGAAACTGGTGTAGTTTTTATAGATGGCGCAGCAGATTTAGTTGCAGATGTAAACGACCTTAAATCTTGTAACGAGATGGTAGCTAAACTTATGCAACTATCAACACGCTATAATACACACATAATGGTTGTTATGCACCAGAACTTTGGCAGCAGTAAATTAGGAACTGGTCATCTTGGTAGTTTTCTTGAGAAGAAAGCAGAAACTGTTATAGAGTTAGAATTAAATACAACAAACAAGGATTGGGTTACAGTAATGTGTAGACGTTCAAGGGGTTTTCCTTTTGAAACTTTTAGCTTTAGTATTAACGAGTTTGGGCTGCCATTTGTAGTGGGCGAAATATACGACCCATTAGAATATTTTGTAGTGCCAAAAAAGAAAATTTTAGAATGAAAAAAAGCCTTGTTGAAATAGCCTATTTAAGACACCAAGACTGGTTAAGGGTAGTGTATGCCTTTGGCTGTAACAAAAGTATGGCAGAGGACATTGTTATGAGTATGTACGAACAACTTATAAGAGATGTAGATAAAGGGTTAGACCTATGGCATAATAACGATGTTAATATTTACTACTGCTGGAAAGTGTTAAGAGGCATAT